ATGTGCCCTAAAACAAGAAAAGGAGCTTCCTTACACGAAGTTATCAACTACACGTTACCCAAGTTACACACAGGAAAAAATTGGTATGTCGATTTTCTATGCTACGACCCGGTAGAAGGTAAAATGCGACGCAAAAAGTACATGCTTGATTCTATAAAATCACAATCAGCACGCAAAAAACAAGCTGCCGAAATTATAACCAACTGTACCAATCGTCTCCGATCAGGATGGAATCCATGGGCTGAAGCATCAAACTCACGCCAATATGCCGAGTTCTATAAAGTATGCGAACTCTACCGTAAATACCTTAATAAATTGACCAGCACTTCAGCACTGAAAGCAAAAACAAACATTGATTATCAATCGCGACTAAACATGTTAATGGATTACAATTCCAGCTTAGCCATACCTATTATATATATCTACCAATTCAATCAAGCATACATTAGTGACTTCCTCGATTACATATTATTGGATCGAGATGCATCCCCCCGTACCCGTAACAACTACCGAGTATGGGCTTCAGCATTTTGCAGTTGGCTAATTGAGAAACAATATTTAGAAAATAATCCGGTGGAAAAGATTAAGAGTTTAGCAGAAGAAATAAAATTCCGATCAGCCTTAAGCAAAGAGGACCTGCTTCGAATGAAGGATTACCTTGAAGAAACAAACAAATTCTATTTACTCGCATGTAGAATGGAGTATTACACTTTTATACGCCCCGATGAACTAACAAACATTCGCCTACAGGATATCAATATCAAAGAGCAGCGAGTATTCATTGCATCATCGATATCAAAGAACCGTAGAGATGGAATGGTAGGACTTAACGACGAACTAATAAAACTGATGATTGAGCTTGGTACATTTGATAATCCTTCCCACTATTTTTTGTTTGGTCGAGATTTTAAACCAGCGGAGAAGAAAGCAGATGCCAGAATTTTCCGAGAATACTTTGCCAAGATACGAGCCCTTTTAAGCTTTCCGAAGAATTATCAATTTTATTCATTAAAGGATTCTGGAATCCGCGACCTGGCCAACGCTGAAGGAATTGTTATTGCAAGAGATCAAGCACGACATTCAGACATATCGACTACCAACCAATATCTGAAAGGTAATAACTTAGCTGTGCATGAGGAAACCAAGCATTTCAATGGTTCCATCTAAAATCTACATGGAAATATTGTACATGCTATTATTTATAAACTACTGTCCTACCGTCCTACATAACAAGCAAGATCGTTTTTCAACTTTTTTTCGATCTAATTGTTATATTAGTATAAATCTTAAATACGCATTACCAACTATACGGTATGAGTATAAACCAATTATCCATTCCTCTTTCATACCGTACATTCCGCCCAGCCTGAGAAGGTTGGGCGGAATTACATTTACCCTACCAATTCTTCATACAGTACCTCCATAAGATCGGCACTTTTCATTGATCCGGGAAAGATCATATTCTTACCGTTATAGGGCATACACAGGTCAAGATTATAGCTCTCAGCGGTATTGACATTCAGAATTTCATCGAACTCTTTCTGAGTGAATTTCTTTTCTTCCATCTCCACCTCTTCATCCAACTTCTCAGATTTGAAGTTAGTGACCTCTTCCATATACTTGTTGAAAATTGGCATGAAAGCTTCATGCTTGTCGTATTCCTCTTGGGTGAGAGCAGATTTTAGCATTTCAGGAGTAAGGTTACGAATGTCCTTATCTCCACGAGCCTTGTTTTCCAGTTCGTCGATTTCCTGAAGTTGTTTATCATAACCTTCCGGCTTCAGTCCTTCACGGGCTTCTTTTACATCCTCTTCAAACTGTTTGCGAAATTTGCCGTAATAAATACGGGTCATCATCACTTTAGATTTGAGCTCTGCCGGCAGTTCCTTATCTTTATAAGCAAGAAGAACGGCTTTCAGGATAGATGCCTTCTTAATTGCATCACTGAGTTTCACTTTCACGATTTTCTTTTCTGTTTTTGTTTCTTGATTTTCCATTGATTCTGTTTTAATGTTATTCTACGATAGTGTTAAATATCATACCGGATACGGCCTGTTCAACAGCTTTCTCAAATTCGATGCCGGCTGTCAGAGCCTGGTCCCGTTCCGGTTCATTCTCCTCAGATGGATTGACCATATCGTTCAGTCCACGGGTAACCGTAAAGGAATACTTGAAAGGTGCCATAGCGTTCGAATCTGTTTTTTGTACGGAAGCGTCAATGCGCTTGATCCGTTTACTGTCGTTATAGACTTCGACCGTTCCGGATACTTTAAATCCGTTGATCTCTTTCTCCACTTTCATTGAAGTGGTTACATTGCTGATTTTTGTTTCTTGATTTTCCATTATTCTAATTTATTTGGCTCTAAAGAAGATAGAGCCGGATTGATAATTGTCTCCTAAGTATCTCGCTGTATAGTTTACATAGTTATTTTGAGAAGTCTGTACACGAGTAAATGATTGAGAGTTGAATGTATACGACTCTCCCTGTGACAGCATTTCTCCAATCGGAGCAGGAGATAAAGACTCACCCATACCACCGAGGAAAGCACCAATCGGATCAGACTCAAGGAATACTGAGAATCGGGCTTTCTCCCATGCTCCTTTAATAGACGTAAATGTACATTCCAAATGATATTCATTCGCAAAGTCATTAACGACCTTATAATCAAATTTAAAGCTGTTCGGTACAGGCTTGGCAAGGGTCTTGACCATGTAAGCTGTCTCTAAAGGACCCTGATTCATTGAAAACAGAGTCACATTTATACTACTGTAAGACTGCTCTGAAGCTTCAGCGTAGGAAGCAACCATATAAACATCCACTTTACCGTCCGGCCAATTCGGAACATCCAGTACCACTGCATATTCTTGTTGCTGCATCTCCATAACGGACCTGTTCAGTGTACGGAATCGAAGTTCTCCGTTTGCCTGATGCCTTACCACCACACCCATATAAGCCCTGCTGATATCAGCTATACTATTAATTGATATCTCAGCATTCTGCCTTAGCAGGATGGAGCATCTGAATTGCGAATTGGGATACAGGCCGGGGTCCGGATGCATCGAAAACAGGTGTGGGGCTTTAGGATTATAGCCTGCATAATCTGAAATTCTCAACGGACTGCCGCTACCGCCGGGAAAATCCCATGACCAAGGAGACATGGGGGAACCCACAGCCGGAAGAGAGCCGGTCGGAGGAAGGATGATACCGAAATTCCCATTATCAGCTTTCCACCACGCATCGGCATCCGTTACAAACTGTTTGTTGAATTTAACGGGCTTCTTCAAAGAGAAGATGTTCACATTCGCCCGAACCCCAAAATAATCGCTTGAGTTATCCCCGACGCTGCCACCGTTTGCGTTCAGGGTATCACGAACATCAAGATTCGTGAAACGGTCAGGAATAACATTATAAACAGCCATCCTCACCTCCTTTCCGAAGGAAAGTAACACTGCCAGACAAAGCGATATCGCCAGTTTCACCGTTATAGACATAATCACCTTCAATTAGTTTTTCATACTCAAAATCCTCTTTCTTTTGTTGTAAGAAGATTTTACCCCCCCCCATTTTGTAACCATATTTTACAATAAGGTTACCTTCAATAAATAGTTTTACTCTTTCCATATCATTCAAATCTAAAATAGCATGTAAAATGATAATAATCATTAGCAGGAAGGGCCGGAACATCCGGCATAGAGACCGGTGTTCTGAAGTTGACGGACTCACCTGCCATCCAGTCGTTTCCTAAGCGTGTCGGTGTAGTGGAAGATGTTATGCTTTGTGCTTTCTCGGCAACAGTAACACCGTCACTTGCACGGGTCGCAACGACTTTTACCGACTTTAAATAGTAATTATTGTCCAGTCTGCTTATTAAGCGGCCCTCTTGAAAGAGACTTCCGGAGTTGATAATCGCCGTACCGATTAAAGATATCTTTCTCGCTTCGATAATGCTGAGTCCAAGGATGCCGAACGAGTAAACATCGGCATGCGGGGTGACGATATCAACGGTCGATTCATCAAAGCCGTCCTCTGCATTCAAGCTGTAATAGGATTGTGTCGTTTCACCCTGCCAGGATGGAACCTGCGATGTACAGATGAATACCTTTATCCTGACTCCCGTCTTATCTGATTTCAAGAGCTCGCAATCGGATATGTTCAGAGTTACCCCTCCATTGAAGATTGTAACCGAAAGCGTTTTAATAAGCGTCCGGGCTCCGTATGTGACAGCACATCCCAAATATGAATTAGATGGGAATATATCGGCCGGGACAACATTGTATGTTGAATCAAGTGATTTCAGCATCAACTTCACAACAGTGGCACTGCCGGAGGCAAGGATAAGTCCGGAGGGAAGCATGGTAGTGAATGGTACGGTAGCTTCCGGATTGTATCCGGCAAAATCACCGACACGCAGGTTGTACGATCCCTGAACAGGTATATCATAGGTGTAAGTTCCGGTCAGTAGCGCAATATCCGCTGCATGGGGGACATTGATACCGTAGTTTCCGGAATCGGCACGGAACCAGTTCGGGTCCTCCGTATTAAACATGATATTTCTTTTCACCGGTTTACGTTTGCTCCACATGTTAATGCGTGCAGCAGCAGAGAAATAGTTAAGCGAGTTATCGCCCACACTTCCACCATAAGCGTTCAGGGTATCGCGGATATCCAGGTTAGTAAACCGCTCAGGGATTCGATTATATACCGCCATTAAGCAGCCCTCCTTTCTAATTGTTCAATTCTGTTTCTCAATTTGATATTTTCCTTTTCCAAAGCATCCATTCTCAACTCCGTGTCCGACTTCCATTCATAGTCTGAAAGGAGATGATCCCGGAGGAACCGGGCTGCATGTACTGCGTATACATAAGCGCATACAGCATAGTCCATCGTTTTAAAGTTACTTGTCTCATGGGTCAGTTCCGGAAGGATCTGCTCGGTGTACTGAGCATAACCACCCACATGGAGAAGCCCGTCACGATCTCTCTTCTTGCTGTTCCAGCGGTAGTAGATAGTGGGTGAGTCTGCGATCTGATCCAATTGCAGGGTTACTTCACCCAGATAGGTTTTATAACGTGAGTCGGAACCCCAGGTTGAATAACCGGAGACATAGTGGTTACCGGTGAAACTCCAGTTACCGCCGCCATAGTCCATGATATAGGATTTTCCAGAACTGGAATTGGTTGAGGTTGATGTTCCCCACCACCAGTACATGTGATCATTGGAGTGTACACCGATACCAAAGGTATTGTCAGAAGCCCTCACTTCTATCCCTCCATGGTCTGACCTGCCCTGGAATACAGCATACACATTAAAACCTGATGCGCCTGAGCCGCCATAGATACCACTTACAGCAAGACCGCCATTAGTACTCAGGTGACCACCGGCATAAATCCTGCCACTTGCGTTAATACCTCCGGCGGTATGGATGGCATCGGAAGAGGTGCTGCCTACATAGAACTGTTTACCATTATAGACACGTACCCAGGTCGAATCTGTCATGTGAATGCCACCGCCATAGGATTCGCAATAGAATCCGTTACTTCCGCCGGCCCTGACCCAACCGGCAGAATATATATCAGAGGTAGTGCTAATCCTTCCGTTTGCATTTAAGGTACTGCAAGTCCAGGCAGCAGAAGAATGGTTTGAATTATAGCCGGTCCATATGTGGTACATTGTGCCATAACTCGTAGCGTGATATTTTTGACTGCTTATATAAATAAGAGGAGCACCGCCCCTTGAGAAATGCAAAGCACACATATCCGGGACATCAGTACCCCCATATCCATTAATCCATAAAGTATCGCCCCAATATGAATCAGGATTAACGCCTGTCATAGCTACTTTGACCCCCATACTATTATTGAAATAGGTTTGAGGATTCGCCTGTTGTCCGCCGACATAGTTCGGAAGTATAAATGTGGCAGATGCAGAATTACCCATAAAGTGATTACCCCATATATAATTCCATTTACTTGCACTTCTGCCTAAATCATAAGTGTTGTCTGAATAAGGAGATATAGTGCCGGATATATTAATAGTATTATCAATATAATACGGTCTGTTAGCATTGTTCGTTATATGAACATAGCTTGTATTTTGACTACCTATTCTTATCTCGCAACCATTAACATTACTGTATAACCAGCCTCCATTGGCATAAAAAGAACCTGCGCTGACAGTACCGCCGGTACTCCCTCCTTGAACTGCAAATGTCCAACCTCCTGCACCATCAAGCCTAAGACTTCCGGCATATACTCCCGGCTGATGGAAACCAATACCAGGCTTAACTGTATTAGCTGTTCCATTTCCATTAACCATAAGACCCAAGCCATTATAGTCGTTGTTGCTTGCTTCTCTGAATGTTACATTATGAAAACGGGCATCAGTATAGCCCCAGTTACCAACATCCTTATTATTAGAATAACATCTAATTCTTCCATCTTCTATCTGATGTAAACCGGAATCATTGTCCCCAATAGCAAGTGAAATACTTGGTGCATCTCCACTTTTTCTATTAACAAATAGTTTACCATCACTATCCACAGTCATTTTAATACCAGCATCTGAATACCACCAATCAAATGACCATTGATTCCTAATACCAGCGCCTACTGTCCAAACAGGTTTATCCCCTGTAGGGTTGACGTTATTATAATATCCAATAGAACATTCTGAACCACTTCTATTAACTACAGCAAATTTGCCATAAGAACTTCCACTATATCTAACAAATACTCCTTCATTATTATTTGCTCCAGGTCTAATTTCATAATTACCTGCTTGTCCTGCTAAACCAGCAGTAGTACCAGATAAACCAGTATCGACTATTCTACCATTAGTATTATATCTTGTAAATGCCCAAGCGTTGTCTTTAGCTTTAATCTCTAAACCTTTATTAGCAGATGTAAATAATCCACAAGGTGTACTGGTATTATATAATATAATATCACTTCCAAGTTCAACAATAGAATTTTTTATTTCAGCGTTAAATACTTCTCCACTCTGAGAATTGAAATACTTGACATAAAACGGTAATCCTGTAGAACTTATATCATATATAAGAGTTTTGATATTATCTAAACTTGCTGCTCCTGTCCATTTAAGACCACAATATTTAACTCCACCATAAGTAAAAGTACATAGTTTAGGAGCATCTTCATCTGTAGATACTCCAAATCCATTATATATAACTCCTGCATAAACATTAGTAGTACTATATTTCTTCATAACACTAAAGTTTACAGAGCCATTGCCATATATACCATTTCCTCTTCTGTAAAACATGGTACCGCTTGCATAATTATATTCAGAATCAGCAGGACTAAGTTTACATAAAGCAACTACCCACCACCCATAGTCTGAATATATATTTTGTCCCTCAAAGTAAGGAGTTGCAACTTTATTACAATCTTCGAGAAAAGCTATACCTTTCCAATCAGTAGCCCAAGAAGAACCTTTGCCATCTCTATAATATAATCTATTATTAGTGTTATCTGTTGAAGAAGGGCCAACAAGTTCCCAGGTAGCATAACCTTCTCCCCAACCTTTCACATGAATACCTGACCACCAGTTAGAGGATGGCATGCCGGACATATGAAATAAGCCACTAATATTATAATTATCATAAGAGGTTGGAAGTATTGTGTCATTTCTTCTATCAATAACTCTTAAGTAATTAGATTTACTTGAATACTGAATACTGTTTTGGTCACCACCATACGCTAATGCATAAAGGTTGGAATCCACACTACCATTGGCCTTGAGAAATTGTGATGCGGTTCCATTAGGTGTTTTCTGATATAAATCAGGCAGTGTGATGACTCCGTTAGCCGCTTCATAGAGTGTGCCGTTCAACATAATGTTGCCACCACCGATACTTCCACCGCCACCGATAACGGAAAGTTTGCCACCTTCTTTCGACAGAGTGGCCGGGTCGTAAGGTAGCAGGTCGAGAAGGGTCGGAGCAGTATAATCGCCCACCGCATTCCAGGTTGTGCTACCTGTGATTAACAGGTTACCATCCAGTTTCCAGACTTTATGTGTCGGATCGTAATCGAGCAGGCCACCGTTTACTTTCAGTCCGCCGGTGAAATTCTTTTCACCGGTAATCTCCTGAGCACCGGCGAGGGTGACGAAGGTATTCAAACGATCCTGCAAACCATTGATTTTGCTGATCTCTAAAGTGGGGATATCAGAGGCTATCAACTCTGATGCGGACGTTGCGCGACCATAAGCGTCAACAGTGAGTTTAGTGTATGTACCGGCCTTTATTCCGGAAGGAGAAAGGGACAAGGTACGATCCGCAGACAAATCACCACCCCCGGAAAGACCGGTGCCGGCAATAATGCTACGGGTTTTATCCGCTTTGACAGATAGAGCAGTAGCAAGGGTATCCGTTTCGGAGAATCCGGCCAGGAACGCTTCAAGTTCCTTCCATTTGTTGATTGTCGAGTCGGTATCTGATCCGGTGAGAAAGGTAAGCAGAGTATTGGCTATCTCTGTAACATTGCGATATCCTTCCGTAGTTGGAAGACCGGCTCCTTTCAGGGCATTAAGGTTCGTATTTACAAAGTTCTCTGTTGCATATCCGGCAAGAGCTGTATCCAGATGTGATTTGTCGATCTGTTGAGAACCACTTTTCAAGAGTGCGGTCCACATGGCGGATTCGTCGAAGCTTGAACCGGCACTGCCGATTACTGACAGCCGGCCACCCTCTTTTGACAGGGTAGCCGGATCATAAGGCAGCAGATCAAGAAGGGTCGGAGCTGTGTATGTTCCATTGTCCCAGCCGAAAGTGATGTTACCTGAGATCAGCATATTACCGTTCAGTTTCCAAACTCTTTCGGTCGGATCGTAATCGAGCAGGCCACCGTTTACTTTCAGTCCGCCGGTGAAATCTTTTTCACCGGTAATCTCCTGGGCACCGGCAAGGGTTACAAAATTCTCTCTGACGAAGGTCTCCGTAGCGTAGCCGGTAAGAGCGGAGGAAGTGATATAGCCTTTATCTGTGACAAATTTCTCTGTCGCATATCCGGCAAGAGCACCGGACAAATGTGACTTGTCGATCTGCTGAACACCTTCTTTACCGAGGATACCCCACATGGCCAATTCATCGAAGTCAGAACCTCCACCTCCTAACACAGTAATTACCCCATCCTTCCAGCCCAAAGTCTGCTGATCCAAAGGAATCTCTTCAAACATGGAAGGAAGATAAGGAGTATCACCATGCCCAAAAACAGCATACCTTTCAAGTACAAGTGGATAATTCGTATGCAAGTACTCTTGTCCATCAGGAGATCTTTTCTTCGTGAAGTAGGAGTCAGGAACTTCTTCCTTAGTAAGAAACCTATTATCAGCTTCCAAGGCAGAGTAAGCATTTTCTTCAGTTGGAGGAGTCTTATCATTCCTTCTTATTAAGTATATCTGCTTACTCCAAGCAGCATTGTATTTTGCGTAAATTCTATTTGAAATATATTCTTCCAAAGCACCTGCTGTGGTAGTATTCCATTCTTCTGAATAAGGTTGCTGGACAGGAAATAGTGCCCCCTCAGTTAGTGATAAGCGAGAAAATTCAACAAGTCGAGGGGGCACCGTAAAAGAACCGACTTCGGGTACTGTAATATTAAGTACTTCAGTAGGAATATCAGTTCTGGGAAGATTCAATAATGGACGAGCGTCTGCATAACGATAAGTAAACGTGTAATGACTCGGAAGTTCTCGGTCAGTATAAGTAACATTACTTTCTACGACAACTATGCGTCGCAAAGCAGAACCTGAATAAATATACTTCACCTCAGAAGGAAAGAAATCAAGTAACCACTGCCGTTCTTTCCGATTAAGATGCCCTGTATTTTTTTGAAATTTCCGTTCTGTGTCTACCCGATACTCAAAAGCTATATCTTCAACTTCCGCAATATTATGTGTGTGTTCACCTATAAAATCAGTTGTACCATAAGCACGAAAAGTATCAATTCCTCCAAGTGAGTTTTCGAATAGAATCCATTGCTCTTGCTCCGAGCGCATATCGGATGCATAATACCGTTGTATATATGTTAAACGCTCTGAAGAGTTGTTTTCTATCCAAACATCATAATAGGCAGGTAGTTTATGCCCCAACCGACCTGCAACTATCGCATATTGCAATGGAATAGTATAGGCATTACCGGAAGCAAAGGTGTATAGTTCAAGATCTTGCTGTGAGATCATATTTCCAGAGCTATCAGTAAAATAGGCACGGAGTTTTGCTTTGCAAGGGAGGATTGCATAGTAAGTAAGAAATTCCGGGGAATAATATGTAACTGGCTTAACCGAAGGTTGCCAAGAAAGGAAGTTTTGTGTGAGAAAATTAGAAGTGGTATCCGTAAGCCTATCGACTCCAGCACGAACAACACGAAAATTGACCTCTGTACCATCAATAACAGCTGTAAAGGTGGCCGCTAAAGAAGGTTGGACATAAACCGTTGAAGACTCTTGAAGCAAGAAAGAAAGACGGGCATGAACAATATCACGAATATCAATAGTAATATACCCATCCTGTCCAGGAACATAACGATGTGATAATATCTCCTCAGAGCCTTGTCTTAACGTAAATAAGACCGGGCTTGCTGAATTTATACGAAACGGAGCAATATTACCACTCAAAGAAAGCACATCAGGTTGTTGAAGAATCGTCATAGCAAATATTTTATGTAACAAAAATAAGAGTGAGAAACAAAAATGAAAAGGACAAAAAATTCTCAAGTCGGACGAGAATGATCCGAGTCAGGAGTTGAATATAATACAGGAGTAAGATACCAGTCAACTTTATAATATACTTTAGAATTCGAACCTCGCTCTACGTAATAGTGTGCATATTCCCGATGATAATAATTACCTCCTTGATTATATTGCACCTCAGTTGGCGGCATTGGATAAATAGCAGGAAGAGGGGATGCTCCCCGAGGATCGAACTGTCCAATTTGAACAGGAGAATCATTATACTCCTGCTCTGTAATAATCGTAGTCGAACGAAGAATCTTCCATTTATACGTCTTATTCTCAACAAGAATATCTGACTCAGAAACAGCACTTTGGACAGGCTCATATAAGTGTGCAGTAAGAAACTCGGACTCTACCGGAGCATTATCCCCTCCCAAATGATAGCAGAGCTTATTGACAAGAAGTTCCTGCCCCTGAAGGAGAACTTTATGATGAGCATTTATACGATTTTTCAGAGAATCAGATAAAAGAAGTTCCGCCTTAACAGGCATCAACGAATTACGTAGTAAATCATCCAATGTCCTATAAAAGCGTTCAAATATTCCATCAGGTCCAGGATACAATAAGGAATATTTCCATTTACCATTATTGGTATGATTTGTCCCCTTACAAGATTCTCCATCCTTACAAACAAATACGAGAATAGGTGCTTGTCCGTCATCTGATGTCGTAATAGGAGTTTGAGGTTCTCCTTCATCGTTGGCACCAGGAAGTCTTAGTGTAGAATTCAGACAGCGCCCGTCTCCAATATAGGGTGCCAAAGTACCACGCTCCACTCCCCTACGATAGTCCTGAGCAGTAATATCATCATATGCACCGTAAACAATAGAATAGGCACAATCCGGACAAGTAATTTCTTTAGTCTTTAAACTACCTCCGATGTAATAAGGGATCGTAGCAGATGCAACCTTCTGCAGAATTCTATCAGTACTGTCATATCCCCATCTGTAAAAAGCGCCATCATCCGGATCATAAAATGCTTCCGGATACTTAGCCTTCAAATCAATTATAGAATCAAATGAGTCTCCATCCTGAATGACCTTCTCAGAAGAGAGTTTTATCTGTTTATACTCAGGTACATCAACTATTGGATACGCCGTAAGCATAGAACTAAGATCGTACTCTGCTTTGGAGGACATGATTTCATTAAAGAGTTCAATACTTACTGTCATATTCGATTCATCCGATACAAATTCACAGCAAAACTTCTTTCGATACACATTCAGAATTGTACTACACAGACAATCAGGAACTAAGTGAGCAAGCAAGATTGAACCATTCACCAAAGAATCAATCGTATTATTTACAAAGACCATATCTTTGAACGGCTCAGTTCGAGTGAAAAAATTCTCTTGGAGAGTATACCCAAAATACGACATGATGCGCTGAAGAAGATAAGAGGAACGAATAAAAGGAGTCATATAATAACCCGGTTCCAACTTAACAGGACTGTCATTAACTGTCTCAGAACGTGGAAATTCATTATAAAAGCCCAAAACTCCGGATGTAGAAGTCACTACTTTTCCATTTACATCCATGTAGTTCATCCGGTTACAAAATCGACGCTGCCCATCGAGTTCAACCAAGATAGGAAAAATAGCAAAATGCGGATTAGAGTTATCAAGTAGTGACTTACAAAATGAAATCCCTTGAGTGACAGTCGAGACCCCTGGTATTGTCTCAGTTCCAAACACTTCTGCCAAAGAAGTCTTCGATATCCTGGACAGAAAGGATCCCTCGTTCATGTAAAAGGAGGTGGATATACTCTTTTTTCGTTGAGCACCTAAAATAGCCTGTCTACAAGGCATAAAATACTCTCCATCCTGAATAGTCGCCTGAATGTTAGCAAAAGGTTTCTTACGATTGGCAAGCATGTCAGAGTAACCGGTAAGTTTACGGTTAAGATCTGTATCCGGTAAATCTAAAGGAAATGTCTGCTCACCATACTCATTAAAGAACAGATTAGGACGTTCAACTTTAAGTTGTGTACCAGAAGTTAGCTGATAGGCCAGACCAGAGGCCGTATTAATAATTTTCATATTCTAAAAGTTAATCGTTTTTTGAACCAATGGAACGAGAGCGTTCAAGAAGCGCCCGCTTCTTATCAATCTCGGAAAGAACAATTGGAGCAGACACTCCATTTTCTTCAATTGAGATAACAGCCATGGCCAATCTCCGCATTAATTCAGGTGGAAGGGTAACACCAATATCCGGATTAGAGTTATCAGGAGGAACCGAAAGCGACTTATCGACAGATCCACCCGAGGAGAAACCGGCCATCCGTGCCCGAATCACCTGATTAAGATCAAGTGTACGGATAGTACCGGCTTGCTGGGCCTGATCGAGTAGATTGAGTATAGGAGCAACCGTGGGATTCTCGACTGCAGCATTACTTGCCACCCACTCCCGAGACTGACCGACCGGTCCCTCTCCTACTATTACCGTGGGACGATCTATGAAGCCTCGGGCATCAGGATCGTAATCAGCACCCGGAAAGAGTTTACCATCCTGGGCACGACGGACATCAATTTTACCACCTTCCTGGCGACCAGTTGCAACGCGAGCTCCACCCTTACTGGAGGAAGAGGATCCGGACAAGGTCATGTTCTTAACCTTCTGACGTTCGGCATTGGCAGATGCTATCTGAGCTGCACCGGTAACCCCCATCAGGGCAGCAGCTATCGCACCGGCAATGGGACCAAGATCGGCAAAGGCTTTCATTATAGAGACCGAGGTATCCGCAATGATCTGAGAGACTTTAATAGCAAAGTTAATATCGGCATACTTCTTCTGGATGTCGAGCTTCTTCTGAGCTTTCTCTTTCTCGAGACGCTCCACTTCCTTTGAATTGCCCTGAGCCGCTTCGATTTCGGCATCGTACTGAGCATCTACATTATCCATTTCTGCTTGCTGAAGTGCCTGGACCGCCATGGAGAAGAGATTGGAGTAGTAGTCGAATTGTTTCTTAAATGAATCACGCTTCAGATTCTGAATAGCCTTCTGATATTCTTCTTCTTCCAGATAACCCTGTTCGTGGGCACTCTTCAACTGGGCAAGTTCGGCATCGAAACGCTCCTGCTGAGTGGAAATGCCGTACTGATCTTTAATAGCTTGAATGCGTTGTTGATGATCCAGTTCAAGTTGTTCTTGCGCACGATGATAGGCTTCAGTCAACTTAGTAGAATCAAGATTTTCCTCTTTAGCCATTTGTAGTCTGGCTTGATAAGATGCTTCAAGAACCTTTTTCTGGGCATCATAATCTTCATCAACAGTAGTTACTTTAAACTGAGATTTGAAATCCTTAATAAGGTCATCAAGTTTCTGTTGCTGAGCAGTTCGAGCATTGGCAGCATCTTGATCAGCGGTCATCACCGCTGCATTAGCCTTCTTGACAGCGTCGGCTTTAAGTTGGCCATTCTTCAGTTCCAGGTCATTGACATCGTTGAGATAACGCTGCTCGATGGCCAACCGGGTTTCGGTACTGGCAACATCAAGAGAATACATAAGCATGTCAAATTGCTCCTTTGTTATCTTTTTATCAGACAAAGATTTGGTATAGATCAGCCTATAATTATCTGTAGTAGCTTTTTCTTTGGCCAAATCCTCTTCACGCATTTTTTCAATGCCAGCAATGGCCTGCTTCTCCATATTGACCTCGATATCCAACAGTTTAGATTTGGCAGTAACGATCTGATTCTGGTATTCAGCCTGTTTAGAAGACTTCTTCTCGTTCTTTTTAAATTTTTCGAGAGCTGCAATACGCTTCTCGTAGTATGCCTGATCTGATTTTAATATGGCCAAATTAACTTCACTCTCTTCCTGCTGTTTCTCCTGACCCGCTAACCGGATCTGGTTGATTTCGGCATTGTGAGTTGACTCAAGATTCTTAAGGGCAACTGCGTTCGGATCCGACTTGTCTTCTGTAGTATTGGTTTTCGGAAAACGGGTGTCATAAACTTCCTGGGCTATTTCCTTGTATTGGTCGGCAGCATTCTTTTCGTCTTTGAGCCAGGCTGACAGCATGGATTTATTCATTTTCGTAAAGCGCTGCTTAGCGTCTGCCATATCTTTTTGTTGTTGAACAGCATCTTCCAAAGTTTGCCCATTTATTTTTTTCAGTTTTTCTTCAACTCCTAAAATAAGATCACCGTACTTTTCCAAATCAGCGTCTATCTGCGCTACTGTTTCAACACTTTTATCAATGTAAGATGTATAGCCACCAAACATACCATTGCTTTGCAAAACAGTCTTCCCACCTTGAGCATGCTGCTTCTGCAAATCTTCATATATTCTCTTATAATCTTCTTTTTGCTTCTCTAATTCAGAAATAGCTTTCTTATTTTCGAACAGTAACAAAGCCTTCTGCTTCTTAAGGAACTCGTCTACCTTATCTCCGGAAAGAGCAATTGCATGACCATAGTCGTCAAAAGCAGACGCCGCCCCTGGAATTAAAGATATTATTTGAGATATAATATTAGCTAACTCCTTTTGTTCTGCATTATTTAGATCTGTCTTTGAACGCAAATCCTCATAACGGAGCATCAATTGTGGTACAGTGGATTTCAACTTGACTAACTGATCCAAATGATTTTCATATACCTCTGTATGCGAAGTAAATAGTTTATCAATCGTAGAGAAGAAATCAATTCCCCTACGTAAAAGTCCCTTATAGAAAGGTTCCAGCTTTTTACCGATCCGGTTAAGAATAGAATCCACCGTATCACCAAAATTAGACTGCAAGCCCTCCAGCTCTTGCATTTGTACGGCCATGGAACCGGCCACACCTTCTAATTGTCCCAATGAAAGCAAGTAGTCCTTAATAGCCTGCTCTGAATTTTTCACCTCTGTAGTCACCCCACGAAAAGTGAACTTAGTAGTTTCACCACTTTTGGCTGCTTTTATGCCAAACTCTTTCAGCCGTTCGTTTTCACCGGTCATAGCGTCAAGAATAGCTTCAATTAACTGATCCACGCTTTTACCTTGAGATGCAGCAAGATCCCCCATGTTAGTGAGTTCGTCACCGGTAGGTTTGATACCACGATTAACAAGTTTGATATAAGCCTCAGTCCATTCTTTTAAAGAAGCAGGAGTATCGGCAGCCAATTGCTGTAACATCTTCATCGACCGGGCAGCCTTCTCTTGTGACTGAAAAGTATTACGTAGGACCGCTTCATATTTTGCAAACTCTTTACGAGTACTGTAAACTGCAGAATTCAGTTGAACAAGATATCCCACGAGTTTTACAGCAATAAAGCCCTTTATTGCCATTTTCCACTTGGAAAGCGTAGATCCGGCCGAACCGAACTCCGAGCTAATATTTTTACCTTTATTTTTGAGATCATCCATGCGCCGTCGAACTGAACCAAGCTGATTGCTTAGTTCCGCATAAGCTTCCGGATTAGCGGCCTCAGACATATCTTCAAGTTCAGCGGTGAGTTCCTTAGCTATTTTCTTTAGTTGACGCATTGACATAGCATTGACATCAATTTGCCGAGTGAGCCGACTAATTTTATCATTATTCTTAGAAATCTGTTCGGTGTAAGACTTAACTTCCTTCTTTAAACGACGATATTCATCAGTGTTCTTTTTCCCTTGAGCTTCAAGTTCAACCATCGTTTTCCGACGCTCCCGTTCTTCCTTTTTGAGTTCCTTTGTTTCTTGGGTTAACGCATGAATTTCTTTTTGAGCTGTCGACGAATCAGCCGATACAATATATTTTATTTCGTCTTCTGATAAATGTTTCTTAGCCATGGGAATTAACTGTTAGATGTTTCATATTGAAGTGCCTGCTCCAGTTCCTGGCGGATAGAGCTCCGGATCTCGTCATTGAAACCGTATCGGAGTTGCGGAAAAGTTTCGTGATAAAGAACTCCCCAAACAGCACGATTATAAAGAGCGAGGTTACTACGGATATGACGGGAAATCCGATCGGAACCACGACGATAATTAATATCAAGGAAACGGAGGTATGGAAAGATACGGATGAAGAATTCTTCTTTCGTATCGGATTCAGTAGAGCTAAAAGGCCGCCGGCTGAGATGTGCTTTGAGCTGTCCGGATTGAGTCTTTAGGTTGGCCTGAACAACATTTTCCTGAATGGCGTAAATTTGGTTTATACCCTGGGAAATAGTGTCATGAATAAAACGTTTTCTGATTAAATCGTCAGTAATCATAGTGCGCTGAAGTTATTTTTCAGCGAATGTAGGAAGGGAATGCAAGGAGGGAAAGGACACAAAAAAAAGCCGGGAACTACCGACCGGCTAATCTTTTGTGTAACGGAACTCAAACGATGGTAGTTCCCAGGCTTCTTCTATTTATTACTACGTTCCTGAAGCATCCAGCGAAAATCGCATCCGGATGCCCCCGGACGATTTTGGAACTTGAAGCCGGCAGCAGTCATTGCCTGGAAGAGTTGCTCCTTCGTAATATCGGCAGATGGATCCAGACGTTTAATGGCGGTATAGACTTCATCGGTAGAGAACCAATGGGTGGTATGACGAGCGTCCGGAGCAGGACGATAGGTTGCTTGCAATCCAGCTATATAGATGCTGATATCGGTGATTTTCTGTTCTTGATTATCCATGATTAATAGGTTTTTTAAAAGATGATATATGTTGTGCAAGATAACGAAGGTTACGCACAATACGGAGACAATCCTTCTCTGAGTCTAAAACGGCTGGAATATCTTCGGCGATGACGATGTCTATAACCTCGTTAATTTGCTTCACTGTTTCATCAACATAGTTTTCTTGCTGAAGAAACTTAATGGTTTGAATGGCTTCGGGAGTTATAATCGCTCCATCAACATTAGTGTTCATGGTCAACCTCCTTTTCTTTTTTAAGTGCACCCTGTAATAGAAATACCACTTCTTCAGATTCTTCACGATTGAACGCTACAATTTCGTTTCCATCAATCTTGATTAAAAATAATTCAGATTTGCCATTGACCCGATAGGTCTCAATCTTATCGACAGCTAATTCTTTGCCTGAAGTCATGATTGACCTCCTTTCTGCATGGAAATGGTTAAATACTGACCTCGAGCGAGGCGAATGGAGGTGGTACCGTCATCGGAACGGTTTACGAAAAACTCGCTACCTTCTTGAGATAGCATGCCTGAAAGCTCACTTAAGAATGTTTGGAGCTTAGACACCGGAACTTTACCGGATTGGGATTTCTTTTTCATACGAATCATTGTTTGACTTTTAGGCATAAAAAAACGGTTGCCATTTCCCGTGTCGTCAAACAATGATTCGTAATCCCGAAGGCTTAAGAATTGGGAAAGAGGGCAACCGCCATTTCATATTTAACATTTTCGTGGCATCACAAAAATGATAGAGTATGGGCATAAAAAAAGCCCATCGAATTTCGTGGAGCAATTAACCGAAGCTCACCGGGATTAATTATAATCATTGTTTGACTTCTGCAAAGATGAAAAGAATATTTGAGATAGCAAAAAGAAATACCAAGAATATCTCACCTAAAAAAAGTAAAATATTCATCATGGTACCATTTTTATTTATTAATTTGTACCCATTATCTTAAAATCTTTCAATTATGGGCAGAAACATGCGTGCATTAATTAATGGACAAACCTTAAGCATCGACAACCATAAACATGGTGATGGAGCTTCTATCGAATTTAAACCAGGAATTCATGTACACAAACGAATGAATAATGATAGATACGCAGGAGCAAATATCAGAATCCCTTTAGCTACAGATGAAGAAATGGATATAGAGCCAAAGGGAAATAATAAACAGAAATTAAGATTAAAACGGGAAATCCTGAACGCTTTTAAAGATAAGAGTAAACGAACATCTTTTGTTCGAGACATGCTAAATGAACTAAATAGGCAATGCACCTTTAAAGACGAATCAGAGAGATTACGTTCATATTTGGATAGCGCCAATAGAATAGCTAAACACTTTGAACTCAAGCAAGTCGACAACCCTATTGTAAAAAACACAAAGGAGATATTCGAAACATTACATACTGATGAAGAGGGTAACCTTTATTATTTATTACGAGACATAAAAGGAAACGGTATCTATATTGGGGACTCAAAAGATATTGTCGAGAATTGGGATAACATTGATTGGAACAGCTTTTAGATTAAAAAAACAGTTGCCATTTCCCGTTCGCCAAAACATGTTTCGTAATCCCTAAGGCTTAAGAATTGGGAAAGAGGGCAACCGCTATTTCATATTAACATTTTCGTGACATCATAAGAATGACATAATCATCCGATTTAGAAAGGGACTTAATTTTATTTATTCAGCTGTATCAGTCCAGCCAGAACGCTCTTTTGCCAAATTATCCAAAGATTGAAAAAATTCTTCATCAATACTTTCTTTCACAAGTGTCCGAAAGGTCTTTAGATATTTTATGTACTCCTTAGCCTTATACTTAGTTGGAATATCTTTTTTAATTATTGTCCCCCTAATCTGGCGTATTTGCTGATTTATGATATCAACAAAAGCAAGATTGTAACTCCGAGCATCAGAGGTTCTGATGTATCTTGACTTCAGTTCTTCTGAGTGGTTTTTATCTAAATCTGCGTGCAAAACACGCAACCGATCCTTCATTTCCCTTGCAGCCTGAAGTAGGGTCCTTCTCCAATCCAATAATATTGTTATATCGGTTTGTTTGAGTACATCATCCGATGTTATATTTAAAATTTTGTTTTCAACCATATCATAAACAAGCAATTAATAGTAAAGATCGTCACTTCCTTTTTCATCCCTCACCCTTTCTTTGCGTTTTTTTTCCTTTTTAGATTGATCATCCACCTGATCATCTTTAAAATCTCTACGAGTATAGATACCTGAATCCATCTCAGTATCTCCACTGAGTTCCTTACTTAACAAGTAATGATAAACATTTTGTTTGGACACACTGGAATTCTCTGTTACCACGTATGCTTGCTCAAATCGCCACCCAAACTGGGACATATAATTGAGAGCATCAACCATAGAATTGAACTTGATTTCTTTCCCTGATTTGTCAACCAGAAACTTATCAGTACTACCAGTCCAGAAATGTTTGGCCTGACCAAAATCAATTTCAATTTTCACTTTGGTACCAGTGAGGTTACCAGTACCCACAATTTCACAATAAGCACGCGCAGGATTCCAAGGATCCTGGGCAAACGAACTGATGCTAAATAATAGCACTGCGATAAATAGTAGTTTTTTCATAATAAGCATTACTCTTCCAATTCCTTGGAAATCATATATTCATAATTCAATCAAAAAGGTGATTAATTGTTTCTATATCTTGTTTAGGTTCAGTGAATCTATTGGCTATTTGATTATCTTCCATATAATTCAACATAAATTTTTCAATGGTATTTTTACTTATCCTGACACCTACTATGCGGTATAGACCATCATTCACCTTCTCCACGTCTACCACTTTTACGGCAATTAACATAACAAAATAACCCAAAAAATAGCTTTTTAAATTCGAAACCTTTGCAACTTTATCAGAATAAGAATATAAATCAAAGAATGCTTTCTTTTCACAAGCTATACATGCGGCATATATTAAACTATTTCCCCAATATGAACCATGCTCCAATATCGACTCACATATATCATTAATTTCCTCCTTTTTTTCTAAAGTTGAATCTACGATATTATTTGCAAAACCTTCCTTTACATCATTATGCAAAGAAGACACTTTTAAGTCCAACTCTTCTGTCCTATTTTGAATAACTCCCATTGTAGACAGAAGTTTTTCTACTGATTCATCAAGATGAATAGCAGCTTTCTTCATGACCTCCGAAGACTCTACTATCTTAGGTGGTAGCCCCTGTAGTTCTTTATGGATGCCGTCTAAATTTTCAGTAAGAGACTCCATTTTCCCTACTGAAGTATCTATCTTAGTGGGAACAGAACAAATTTCACCATACAAATCCCTAAACTTATGCAATAAGCTATTAATTGATTCACCGGAAACAACAGTCATTATTATTGCAATTACCGAAAGGATTATTGATGTAATAGTCGAAGCAAAAGAAAATTGCTTCGACAATTCATCATTGTCATAAAGAAGTAGAACAAATTGAAAAATGACAATAATTGCAATGATAATTATCGCACAACATAAATAAATTCTTTTTTCTTTTTCAGCAGATGCTTTTTGATCTTCCATAGTCACATTTTAATAAAGAAACAATAATTGCCTACAAAGTTAGGCATTAATCTACTTTATAGTGCAAAAAATGTACTGAAAAAAATACAGATATAAAAAAAGCCCTCACTTAGTATGAAGGCTTCTTCTTTTTAAAGATACGTTTTTAAAAGCGATGCTTGATATATATTACTCTCCATTTAACAGTATTATTTCTCGACTCTCCACCTGAGTAACTTCCATTCCTTTTCTTTCAAAGTCTACTTCGTAGGCGCAAACCAATCGCATCTTTTTATTAACAGCATCAGGTTTAATAGCAACATTCATTCCGGCTCCACCTGCTCTAACACTTGGATATGCAACTCCATCAAATCCAAAATCGCACATCATCTTAGCATATAAAGCAGATATAATATACTTAAAATCTTCCTCTTTCGACACATCTTCCTTAGAAAACTCCGAAGAAATGAAGTTCATAAACTCAACACCTGGCTGATTCTGAGAAATCATCTTATAGGTTTCCTGCAAATCTAAAACGATCTTGGATGGAGTCTTATAATCTTCACTCTGAATTATAGATATTAAATTTAATTCTTCAATTACTTCCCAAGAACTAAAGACAATAGTCTCCTTATCGACTTTATCCTTCACTATCTCTGCTATTTCTGTTATAATAATATGCCGAGCTAAAGGCACATTATCTCCTTCCTCAAAAGATGTTACAGCACCATAAAACATCGTTTGTGAAGGAAGACTTGCTCTCTGGTAAGTATCATTCATATTTTGTGGCTTAAAAGAATGACGAGCCGGTATTGAATAGTTTGCTGAAGAATCATAATTCTGACCTCTTACAATAATCCTACCAGGATAAATGATCGAGTGAACAACTGGGACTTTTGCTGCTTTTGCAAATAAAGATATAATTTCCTTTTCTGGTTTTTTTGATAAATCCAAACTACGTAAATCTTCTACTATTTTTTTTATTTCTTCTGAAGTCATAATATTAGAAAATCAGCTTCACATATTATGCGCCAACTGAATTATCCAGAACTTGATTTTACAAGTTACACAATATTGAATGCTTAAATTTGATTTTTACATGGCAAAAGCAAATATACAAACTTAAACCTAAAGTCGCACAATATAACAAGAAAAAGGTTTCCTTTAAATAAGGAAAATCTTTTCACTGCAGACAACAAGCTTTTATTGCTAATCAAAAATTGTCATTAAATTAATAGAATATTTCAAGCTTTTCTTGAGTGAAACGAACAACTTTGCCTTGCATCCCATTCTATTAAGACGTTGGTAAAACCATAATGCTGATTTTCCCCAATAGTACTTTGCCTGAAAGATACCGAAATAGCCAGAAGAAGTTCCTCTTAATAAAAATGGATAGGTTGATCTGCAATACCAACAATTAATACATAGACTTTGCAAATTCCCATATCAATTCTATCAATAATCAAAAGCATCAAGTATAGAAGCTAATTTTTCTCTTAAGACTATATTCAGTCACCTTTTAAAATTTGAGTTCTGTCCAATTAAGCTGATAATCTTTAGCAATTGCAACTGATTTCAATTTTACATCCTCATATTTATACTGTTTTAAATATTGTCTTACTTTCAATTTATTTTCTTTAGTACAACAACAACCGAAAGCTATTTCAATTAATGAGGCTTTATTAAACTTAATAAGACCCGCTTGAGTAGCACTTTTAATAACTCTAATTTCTTGTTCATATTCCCAACATTTACCCTTCGTTATGTATTGTTTTCGAATATGATCCTCAGCTACTGAAAAGCGATATGAAACACTCTTTTCTTGATAATCAACCGGGCATATTCCATGAAAAAAATTTGTATCTTTCGTTATATCAAACTTGAGACATACCCCTCTATTATTATCAGAGTAATGAGCCCACATTGGTACGCTATCACCAGTTTTAGAAAAACAAGAAATAGCTATAGAACGATCAAACCTTGAATATAAACTATGTGATATCTTTTGCATTTCATCACTATCTAATCTTTTCTTATTTATCACTATTTCCTTCTGTGAGTCAGACAAGTTATGTAATCCAAAATAATCTATAATCCAATCATCTGGAAAATCATATTCAATATAAGCTTTACCATCAAAAGGGTCATTAAAATCCGCACTATTACTAAACTTAATTGAATTATTCTCTAATACTCTAAAAATAGAATGACAACTCAT